AGCAATCACAAATCTCTTTTTCATTCAAAATCGATATTCGATTCATGCTCTAGAGCTGTAAGAGCAGCCCCTATTTCCTCCATCTCTTCATCACTGAAAACAACGCCCATAGTCCGAAGAGCACTAACTTGAGCCCTCATTACATCAGCCATCACTCCACTCATAGGCTGGGGTCCCGAGGGAACCTGGAGAAGACTTGCCGGTATTATCTCCTCAAAAAGCCCCATTGCAACGTTGCAGGCTCTCATGAAATCATTGTCTTCTTTCCTCAGCAGTGATCGTTGAGTGGCATTTGATCTCTTCAGAGTATGGAACAGATTGCGAGGCAGTTCTAGGGATGTGTCAACAAGAGTATTCAGTTCTCTCGAAAAGCTTGTTATCTCACTGGCCTCCGCTGTAAAGGGGTTGTCTGGGTTCATGACTTTCTCCAAGTACTTTGTGGCTGCTTCATTCCCCTCACTCTCCACCCATTTAAGTGCCATCTCCGGAAGGTGACAGTTGGAGAAATTCCAAGGACTGGGTCCACCATCAGAGAGCACCAGTGCGAAGTCTGGGACTCCGATCCTCTTGTTGGGCACTCTATCTATCTTGTACAGCCTTCTAACATTGTCCACCCCTATCCCCAGCCTAAATTGAGCTCCTACAAAATTGACAGTCCCAGCTCTTAGAGATGTGGCAGTCTGCGATGCCACTGAGTGGAAATCATCAGGGGGGTTGCTTCCCTCTGGCCTCAGCGCGGCGGTTTCAACCCCATATTGGGCAGTGAAGTCCCCATCTTGATATGCAGATGTATACTCTCCGAACTTGAGTTGAAAGAATCTGGTCTTTTTGGATGATATGTTCACTCCCAGGAGTTTGAGATTGTCATAGAATCTGTTCACATTCTCCATTAGGAGTTGCCTAGTGGCCCCCGAGAAGACAGTCATTGAGTCATCACTACTCCTCACAGTCTTGCAATCCATTCCACTCCTCAGTCTCCAGTTTGTAGCAGGCAATGCCAGAGTGGTGCTACCTGCATTTAGCATTCCCATCAACATTCCAAAGGGGGCTCTCACATAACCTTCAGAGTCCAAGTGTTCCTTAATTTCTCTGAACCAAGACAAGGTCTTCTTGTTCATGTGTCTCTCATGCTCTTCTTTCCACTGCAACAACGCAGCTCTGTATTGATTGTGTATCAGGTGGCCTTTTCCTAGGTATATCCGTTTGTTTGAAAGTAGGAAGAAGGCCTGTTGGAAAATTTGTCGCATGATTTGTGAATTCTCTGATGGGAGTGGCAGGCCAAGGGATTGGCGCACCGAGTGGGACCACCACATTTCATGCATCAAACAGAAATTCTCTGGAGCCAAGCACTCATTCCATTTTGTGGCATCTTCAGTGGCTTGGAGGTTGAATTCATTCAATGAGAGGCTGTCTAAAGTTGTTATTATTTTCGACCTTTTTTCCTCACCACCAATGCTAATAGTGGAACTTGTCACCTCCTCTTGCTTCCCGAATTCTAGGTGGAACTCCTCTACGACCCAGAGAAACATTCTGAGAATAGGGTTTGCAGATGCAATCGCCCTCCTTTTCAATTTGCCTCTTTCTTTGCTTTTCAGGTAGGAACAAAAGGATGTGGCCCACCCCATCACAATCCTCCTCACTTCCTCGTTCCCCTGAACATGTTCAGTTTTTGCAACCACCATCATTTTCTTTTCCAGAGTCACTACACCCCCCTTCCTCTTCCTTACAACCTTCTCTTCTGTGACTCTCCTGTTGTATACCATCTCTTGTAGGCCCATCATTTTGTGGAAGGCCTCTAGGAAGTCTAGCACTGAGAAGCCGACCACCTTTATATTTGTCCTGAATATGGACATAACTTCCTTGAAAGCAGCTGCACTAGGAACGCTCCTCATGTTTATAGGGTCCCAGGTCTGCTTCCCTTTGGTCAGTATGTCGGCATTGACAACTTTGATCTTTTGATAGATGAACTCAGTCACTCTGTCAATTGCTTGATGATTTGCCATGAGGAACTCTTTGTGCATTTCCTGCGCTGCCCCCAGGTGGAAATTGGCACTAGTCACGTCAAATGGGAAGGGCCCATCAGATTCCATCCAGTATTGCCGGGGCCGAGAGCCTTTGCCATTGTTTGGGAGTCTGTTGTATTCAAAAGATCTCAATACTGACTCGGCAGTCTTGGATGCGGGAGCCCCTACAGCCAAGGGTGGCACATTGACATACTTGTAGAGGAAAGAGATAGCTCCTAAACCAGTGTTTTCTATCCCGACAGGATAAGGGCCCACTAGTCTCTCTTTCTCTTCCCTTGAGAATCCTTCTCTCAGCAGGGTTGAGACGAGGAAACTGCTCAAGTTCGCCATGATTATTTAAATTGAAAAGAGATTGTGATTGCT